GGGGGGGTCGATGTTTTTGGGGATGGCTGGCTGAATTTTTTTCTGCGCCGGTTTTAAAACAGACCCGTCAGGATGCTGACCCGTAAGGCGGCTCCCCAGGGCAGCTTCGGGGGAAGTTGGGGACCGCGAACTCGCCGAAGGCCTCCAGGGCGGCCGTGTCGTAGACTAAGGCGGCCTCGATTGGGTCGGTGAAATAGCCCAGGTGGCGTGTCTTCCGGTTGATCGTAATATTGCCCAGCCACTTGGCGTAGAGTTTGTACCAGTGGACACCCTTGTAGCCGCTTTTTCCCCACCCTTCTCGATTGGCCATGTTCCGGCCGTTGGGGTCCGGGCGCAGATTCCTCTCGCAACAGTTTAGGCCATCCCGGTCTATGTGGTCTGGGTTTCCGACGATCCCCATTCGTCGAGCTATCTCCTGGTGGAGGTAGACGCCCCCTTGCTTGCCGTCGGACTTGCGGAAGGTCCGCCGAGCGTAGGTGGTCTTGCCGCCCCTGCCCTTCTTTGTTTGCCACTTGTACACCGCCAAATCTGCGTGCTTGGCGTCGATGGTCGCGAAGCCTCGGCCGTTGGCCAGCTCGACAAGCGCAAGGTTTGGGTCAGCGGGGTGTGGGAGGATCGGCCTCTTGGCACATGACCAGGTCTATAGCGAACGCCCCGGTTGCCCCGGGGCTTACGACCGGGCTACAGCACGTACTCGAAGTCGGACTTCATGAGCCAGACCCGAATCAGGGACTTGCGGGTCTCCATGATGAGTGGATGAGGGGCCTGGTCAGCTTGGGGGTCTTCGGCCGGCTGCGACTAGTCCATGACGATGCCCTTCGTCGCGGCATACTTACGCTGGGCCTCCGAGAGGTCCGGGATCGTCACGGGTCTCGACGGGATCGCGATCGGCGGCGACACCACCACGGCTTGCCGCGGCGCCGCGGGCATAGTCGCTGCCAACTTCTGGTCGATGTCCTTCCAGAACTCGACCTTCTGCTCGGCTCGGAGCTTTTCCGAGAAGTGGCCACAGACCTGGTTGGGGCATTCGACCACGAATGCGCCGACGTAGGCCTTGGTCGATCCGCAGCTGGGATTGGGGCATTTCATGTTGCGGCCTTTCGGGCGTTGTCGATGCGGGCGAGCAATGGGGCGATCTTCTCGAAGCCTCGACGCATTCCGTCCCGCCGATGCCTGCGCGCCTCATCGGTCTCGCCATCCATCGCAATCGCCTGCGATCCGTACATCTCGCGCAGGATGTCCTCCATCTCCGGCGCCAGCGTCATCATTGTGGCGTAGGGCTCGGCAGGCGCCTTGCCCGAGACCGAATCGTACGGGGTGGAGCGGCCGAAGTCGCAGATTTCGATGCCGTCAGCGTCCAGGAACGCGCCCTCGTCGTCGTAGGCTTCGTCCTCGGGCCGGAACGACCACGGGTGTGGGTGTGGGTGCGGGTGTGGGTGTGGGTGTTTCATTTCTTCCTTGGGGCCACGGCCTTCGCCGGGGGCTTGGGCAACGGCAGCAAGCGGGGAGACGCGTAGGGGGCGTGGCGGCCCTCGATCTCGCTGAGCTGGGGGTGGTTGTAGCAGACGTCGGGGATGCCGCCGTACAGGGCGCCGATTTGCGGCATTAGCATGTGGTAGACCCGCGGGCAGTCGACGCAGGCCAAGACCGCGCCCTGGTTCTTGAACTTCAGGTGCGGGTGGGAGCAGGGGGTGAGGGCCATGGGTTACTGGCCCAGCAGCAGGAAGCGCTCGCGGCGCTCGCCGTACTCGCTGTCGAAGCCGATGCCGTCTTCGGTGAAACAATCATGCTTATCCGGTTCATACACCTATACACCACCAGTAGCAACATCCATGTACGCCCTCACGAACGCTTCGGCGACCGGCGCAACGAGCGCGTTGCCGGTGGCGCGCAGTCGTCCCACGCGGTTGGTAACCCCATGAGCCAGCGGGAATGTGCCGGGTTCAACTGGCCGGTACTTGCCGTCGCGGCACCAGACGAAGTCGGAGTCTCGCCAGTGACCGTTGGCGACACCAGGAGAGCCATCTCGTTCAGGTTTGAAAAGCCTGGAGTCTTCCCTGTCGTAGCTTTCGAATACGCCTTTCGTTCCGCCACCTTCTCCGGACTCTTGGCCGAGGCCGAATCGTGTGCCCGCGGCGACGCCCAAGACGCGAAGCAGACCGTCATCTTGGACATGACCTGTAACGACGTGATCGCCGTTCTGTTCGAGCCGGTTCCGTCCCTCACGCCCATGCGCTGTTTCATTCGTAAGTGCGCTTCCACGCTCTTGTTGTCGTCGTTCGCTACCGGAGTCGGCCACCCACCAAAGGCGCTGTCTGAGATGCGGCGCACCGAGCCCCGCAGCGCAGAGATCGATCGTCCCGACGGCGTAACGCGCAGCTTCCAGGTCAGCTTGAACAACGTCGAGCCAAGCGAGCGCGTCATTGTTTGCAACCTGCTCGCCAAAGAGGACGTCAGGGCGACACTGCTCGATGAGCTTGGCCCAGACGGGCCAGATGTGGCGCTCGTCGGCAAAGCCTTGGCCGAGACCCGCGACGCTGAACGGCTGGCACGGGCAGGAGCCTGTCCAGACCTTCCGATCGTCGCCCCAACCTGCGGCGCGGAGAGCGTAGGACCAGACGCCGATGCCGGCGAAGAAGTGACACTGGTCATACTTCCGGAGGTCTGCGGCTTCAACTTCGACGATGCTGCGTTCATCCACGTCTCCTTCTGCGATGTGACCGGCCTTGATGAGATTCCTCAACCACTGCGCCGCATACGGCTCGATCTCGTTGTAGTAGGCGCCCATCTACTGGCCCACCGCGAAGCTCGGGTGTTCCCAATCGCCCGAGTACAACTCGGCGTAGGTCGCCGACGCGCTGTCCGCACCGATGCCCTCGACGCAGCCGTAACACCCGAACTGGTACGGGTGTGGGACCTGCTTGTAACGGTACTGGGGAGACACTGGGCGCTCGCCGACCTTGAGCCCGAACACGAACTCTTCGCCGCCGTAGTCGTTCCAGGACTCACTGTCGCCGGGGATGAGCTGGAGCTTGTGGCCCCGGTGCTCGGCCAGGAAGTGGCGGATGTTCTTGTTCTTGCCGTAGGTGGCGTAGTGAGCGTTCTCGGGCAGCGCCGCCGCAGCGTCGTAGTTCTCGACACTGACGTCCTCGTCGTCCCGCTGCCAGTACACTAGCCAGGAGCTGTAGCTGCCGTCGCCACACTTCGCGAAGACCTCGCAGGTGTCGCAGACGGCGTTGAAGTCGATGCCCATCAGAGAGGCTCCTTGCCGCGGAAGGCCGGCAGGGTTAGGCTCCAGTGCAGCCGCGCGCGGAGGCGCTTCATCCGGCGCCGGTGCAGCACGTAGCTCCGGATCTCTCCGTAGACGAATGCGAGGAAGCCGAGGCCGATCAGAACGCCGATGATGATTCCGCAACGCTGGTCGGCTGGGTCGAAAGGGTTCATCAGCCGAGCCCCGGGAATACACGGAACTTGTCCGGAAAATTGTACGGGCTCCCGAGACGGACCACGCTCACGGTGGCGCGGGAGATGCCGGCGCTGGCGCGCTCCAAGATGTCAAGGAGCGCGGTCGCGCGCAGGAACGGGCGGCCCCTGTTCAGATCGAGGAGTCCGCGGTCAGCGTCCGACGTGCAGCTCCCGGTTCCCATGACCGCCCGGATCTCGACGATCTTTCCCCGCAGATCGGAAAGGTGCCATTCGTCGGGGTTGCCCGGTGCCGGCGCAAAGACGTGCTCGCAGCGAGTCGACCGCGACCACATCAACTTCCAGTCCAAGCCGCCAAAATTGACGGCCTCACCATTGCACTCGTCGTCGAAGATGATGCCGTGGACGTTCATGATCAACCTATAGCGAACGCCCTACCCCGCCTTCATGACGCTCATGACCAAACTCGGGCCAGAGGGCGGACGCGGGGGCTGGATCACTGGGCGGTCGATCGCAATTTCCTTGGCCAATTCCTCGACGTTGCCGCTGCGCTCGACCGCCATGAACGCGTCCTGCCATGACGCTGCCGGGTACTCTTTGTCGATGGCGGCGATGGCGTCGAGGAGCCCGGGCTTCATGTCGGGGAAGAAGCGCGTCGCCATTTCGATGGGCAGCTCCTTGGCCATGGGGCCGAAGTAGAAACGCTTGTCGATGCGCGCGCTCCGGACGATGGCGGGGTCGATTTTGTCCGGGTGGTTTGTGGTCATGATGAGGAGCCGGCCCTCGGGCGCGGCGACGCCGTCGATGGCGTTGAGGAGGCCCGACAACGTCACGCCCTTGTCGACGGTGACCTGCTCCGCGTCCTCGGTCCTGACCTCGCTGGCCTTCGCCGCGTCCACATCCTCGATCAGCACGATAGCGCCCTGGGGCACCAGGCTCAGCGCCATCAGCAGCTCGTTGTCGTCCTTGATGGTTGACAGGTTCAGGATGTAGATGGGCTTGCCGAACTTGCTGGCGAGAGCGATTACGACCGTGGTCTTGCCGGTGCCCGGGGGCCCGAAGAACAGGAAGCCCTGGCGGTAGGGGATCCCGCGCTTGACGAACCACTCCGGCTCATCGAAGAACCAGCGTGTGCAGTCGACCAGCTCGTTCTTGGTGGTCTCGGGCAGGTAGACGGTGTCGAAGCTGCGCTTGGCCTTGCCCTGCAGCCTCGTCCAGCACCCGCCTATCCACATCCGGATCCCGACGCTGTCCGCTTGCTTTTGAACGAAGTTAGCGTAGTTGATGATCTTCCGGATTTGGCCCTGGGTGCGGCCGATGGTCCGGACGATGAAGGACTCCGGGCGTTTCCAGCTCACGGCTTTGCTCTCCGTGACAGAGCGCGTGATGATAACGAGGCCCTTGTCCCAGAACCAGTGGGTTCCGTAGCCAGGCGAGACCGTCCAATGGTCGTTCGAGTCCCGCCCCGTCTCCACCTTCAGTGTCCGGGCCCGCTTCGCGTAGGAGTGGGTGGCAAGCCATTCGTTGAGCCAGTCGAAGCAGGGGTCGTCGTTGTTGACGGTCAAGGTCACGGTCGACGCCCAGCCGATGGCGTGCATCAGCCGCATCGGGATCTCGCGGAGCAAGTACATCGCAGCACCAACCGCCATTAATGTGACCGTCGGGAGCATGGGTCCGATTGGGAGTTGCATTACACGGCCACCGGTCCCGAGCAGTCAACCTTGGCGTCTTCGAGGGCCTTCGCGCAGGATTCGAGCTGGGCCTCGATGCCGCGGGGGAGCTTCCTAACGAGGCTCTGGCGGTCGACAGGTACCGGCGGGTTCCGTCCGTCCTCCCAGGTGCACTCCTGGTACTCGCAGCGCTTGCCGGGGTTGCCGTAGAACGGGTAGTCGCTACACATCCTCGGTCTATCGGCGTAATTCCCACAATCTCCGGTCTCAGCGTTGTGGTACTTGCACGTGTAATACCAGCCGGTCTTTGGCGGCGGAGAAACGCCGTTGACGCCGAACTCGTACTCCGACGCTGGCTTCAGCGGGATCACCATGGAGTAGACCTTCTCCAGCTCGTCCACCTGGAAGCGGACGTTGGTGGCACGATCCTCGCGCGTGGCCTCGTGCCGCAGCTCCTCGGGCGTCAGCGGCAAATAGAAGCGCTTGCAGCAGTGCCCGGAGCAGCGTTCCGTGTGTTCACAAGACATATCAGCCTATAGCGAACGCAGGTACCCAGGGGGGACCAACCACACCTCGCCCTCGGGGACCTCATCGTGCGGGCGCAAGGTGAAACGACTGATGCGGATCGGCTCCATCGGGTCCCTCTGCATCTCTTCGTAGAGCGACCCGAGCGGGAGGATTTTGGTTAGCTCAGTTTTGGATACGATTCTCATTGGGTAGCTCCCTCAAACGCGTTGGGCATGAGCCGGCGCAGGCAGGCGCCCACGCCACGGGTGTTGCCAGCGGTGTGCTCGACCAGGCTGGATCCAGGTCCAGCCATTTCTCGTGGAGTTCATCGCGCACCTTCCGCGATCTCGACGGCCGGCCTCGGCCTCCAGGGTCTCGACGTACTCGCGCCAGCCCTGCGCGCGGTCTCGGATTTCATTGCTCATGATCTACCTATAGCGAACGGTGGCAGGGGCACTCGCATCCCGGTAGCCCGTCGCACTTACTCCAATAGCAGATTGTCCCATCCAGCGGCTTCCACTTGCCGTCGCTGACACGGAACATGCTCTTCTTCATTTTGCTAACCCCCAGAGCTAGGGAGGAGGCCGGTGACCAGCCTGACGGCCGCGTCCAGGTGGTAGCCCTCAAACGAAACCAGTACTTCCTGGACGATCGCAGCCCTCGCCCGGAGACGGGCCTCCCGGTACCGCTGCCGCTCGGACAGATCCATTGCTCCCACACCCTTGAAGTGGTAGCCGAGGAGCGCGGCGTTCGAGGCGGCGTCGATCAGCTCTTCGTAGAGGGTGCTCATCGTATTCCATCGCGTCGTTGGGCTGGTACCAGGGCTTGCATCCTTCGCGTCTAGACCGGCGAAGCACTCCGCGCACAGACAGTGACTCGGCAACCGCGAGGGACGGTCGGGGTGGTTGCAGCAGCGAAACCGCTTACTGTCCCGTCCGTGGTTCTCTCCCCCGCGTTCCTTTGTCCCACTCAAGGGCGTGAGGCTGGGCTCGTCACTCATCGGAGCCGCCCGTCGACCACCTGTCTATTGCTCTCGGCGGGGATGGCAAGCGTCGGCTCTTCCTCATCGATTGCGACGGGTACGCCTCCGCCCACATTTCGGGCCAAGTCGCATCCGGTGAGGTCTTCGTCGGCGAGGCGGGGGTTCGTTTCCATGATCAGCCTATAGCGAACGGTCTTATCCTGGTAATTCGAGGGGCCTTTACAAGGTGTAGGTCTCGGGCGCCATCGATGAGTCGCTGGTCCCTTTCACGGGCATGACCTACCTACGCGTCGATCCTCATCCGGGCGCCGCAATGACAGACGTACTTGCCGATCTTCTCCATCGCCCCATTAGAAGGTATGTTTTCCTCCCACTCTCGGAGGACGAAGACGTGTTCGACTCCTTTTCGCCACACTTCTTGAGCCTCTGATCGGCTTCCCGGAAGGTCTTTTCGTTCTCGGCCTTCATCGCAGCCTTGGCTTCCGCCAGCTCAGTCTCCAGTCGCCTGACGCGCTTGTAGATGGGTTCCTCTGGCTGGGGGATGACGTTGAACTGGCCGCGGGCGATCAGTCGGGCGATGTACTGCTCGGTCGCTTCGGCCACGTACTTGCCATTGGCGTCGACAACGATGTACTCAGTCCCGCTGAAGCGGTTCTCGTGCGTCTTGACTGACCACGGGGTCGGGTGCTCGTCGGTCAGAGGACGCGATCTGAAGAGGTGCTTACAGTAGGCCCAGGGAGCGCATTCATCACACATACCCCGTCTATAGCGAACGCCCTACTTTAGGTCTCCGTTGTGCCCGGTGCCCGCCCACATTTCACGCAGCGCTTGGTCAACGGCTCCTGCCAACTGCAATACTTGCAGACCTTGCGATCCATCAGTCCCCGCTCCACCGCCCATGTCTTCTGAGCGGCTCGCCATTGACTCCGTGGCTCCTTAACGAAACACCGGGGACAGAAAAAGTTACCCGCGCCCTCCGCGTTTGGCTCCCCGCACCCGTTCATGCAGAGCAACGGGAAACCGTCGGTACGCACTTTTACGGGTGTGCCGATATCCAGTTCAGCGAGAGCGGCGAGGAGGATGTTACGGCATGCGTTGGCTTCCTCGTGCCAGTCGAAATAGCGCGGGTTCTTCCCGGGCCGGTCGACATCGCTCCAAAGCTCGTCGATGCGCGCCCCCAACAGCTCCACGGCGCGGATCAATCCGGCCCGTTCACGTTCATTGGTCATGGATTCCCCTTCGTTGGCGGTGCGCCCGCGAATATGGATGCTCGCCAAATGGCCCGCGCTGAGGCCTCCTGCCATGCCAGCAGAAATTGCCGCCCGGAGGACGTCTTCGCCGCCATCACATCACGCAGGTACTGCGGCGAACACCAAACCATTGGTAGTTTTTTGTCGCCCATGCTCAGCCTATAGCGAACGCCCTAGTGCCCGAAGTTGATGCCGATCATGAATTTCCGCCCCATGATCGAGACCTCTTTGTCGACGGAGCCGCAGCAGCCGCTGTCCCGCTGCTTCCGGTACCGACGCATATCCTTCCTCTTGCTGACGTCGGCGATGCGATAGTTATCGACGCAGTCTCGGTCCTCTGCCAGGTCGTCCAGTTCCATTCGCAAAAGGGAGTCGAAGCCTGGGTACCTGTTCTCCTTCCGCTGCGGCAACCTTCAGGCGTGTGCATGCCTCACGAGTTTTCATATGCGCCAGCCTCTTCCAAGAGATCCACCAGATCGTAGTCGGGGCTCGCCGGAGACGCCGGCAGCGGAGGACCCGGCTTTCTGATCCATTCGGGTCGCACGAAGGTTGCCTTGCGCTCGATGGCAGCGGTTACGTACCCCGGCTCCAGCAAGCAGCACTCCTCCATGGCCAGCAGCAGCTTCTCGTAGGAGTCCCAGCAAATCTGCCGGTCGATGTAAAGGTGTCCGTGGCCGGGCGTGCTCGACGGCACGTAACGGGCCGGGAAATCGAAGTCGAGAACGGGCCGATGGAGCCCGTCCTTGCACAGGGACGAGATCAGGTTCGCGGCGACTTCGGTGGACGGGTGGCGCTCCTCGTGGAGGTGCCGATCGGCGTCGTTCGAGCTGCCTTGAGTGTCCATGCCCGGGCAATTCCAGTAGCCGCGGCCGACGGCGTCGAATTCCTGCTCGGTATTACTTGCCATTGGTCTTGGTTTTCGGCTTGCGGTGAGCTTGCCCTTGCCAGTAGATGCGGCCCTTGCGCTCGCTGTCGTAGTTCTCGCGCCAGCGATTCAACCCCGCTTCCGCGCTCTCTACCTGCTTCCGCAGTCGGTCCTGTTCGGATTCGGCGAACCACTGCACGTGCCCGTTCGGGCAGTAGAAGGAGCGGTCCTTGCCCTTTTCCTTGGCCTGCTCGTAGATGTGAGTCGGCATCCCAAAGACCACCCCACACGTTCTGTCGCAGCAAGAAATGTTCACCATGTCCCATCCAAGGGCGTGAAGCTGTTGCATGAGCAAGAAAATCCTTTTCTACATCCTATTCAAGGGCATGAAGCTGTTACTGATCTGTCTATAGCGAACGTCAGCGCTTCCGTTTGCGACGAGTGCTCTTGTCCATTAGCGACTTGAACGCGTCTCCCATCAGCTTCTTTTCCTGCTCGTTCAGGTCCCTGTAGCCAGCCCCCTCCTGCACGCAGAGGTACCCGCACTGGATGCAGTAGGTGATCTCGCCGATCGGCCATGGGCGCACGAGGTGTGGGTTGCCTTTGCAGCCGCAGGGGATCGGTGGAGGCGCGTTGAGAATCCGCTGGAATACCTCGTCGAGGATCTCGGGCGTGAGCGCGCCGCCGCCGGTGATAACTGTCCCGTTCAGCCGGGGATCGCCCACCTGCAGGTCGAGCCCGAAGAAGCTGCTATCCACCGCCAACCTTGTACTGCGCATCGCAGATGCTCATGGTGGCCCCGCACCCGATGCACTCGAAATCTGCGGAGCGGACGTCGTCGCCCCCGAAGACAACGAGAGAGTCAGCGCGGATCACAGTCCAGTCGTGTGCTGTTCGCTTATCGGGCTCACTGCGCGGGCAGAGCTTATGGATATCAAAGGCGAGGTTCGTGAGAACGCGCCTCTCGGCTTCGAGCAGCTTTATCGCTATCTCCAGGCGCTCGATTTCGGTTTCGTATTGAACCTGGGTCATGGTCTCTTCTTTTTTGTGGTGGGGAGTTTTGAGGCTTAGCTTGGGCGGATCCCTCAAGATTTCGCCTAGGGAGCGGTCGGGCGGCCCACGGCTGATGATCTCTACGTAACAGCTCCGTCCGCAGTCATGACGGTCGTTGGCGGAGTCGACGCAGTTCTCGGGGCGTCTCATGATCAACCTATAGCGAACGAGGATTAGACGATCGCCATGGCGATGGCGGCACCGAAGCAGGTAGCGGCGTTGATGGCATCGTGCCACGCCAATGACATGACCGCGTACAAGAGGAACGCAAAGGCCGCTCCGTGCTTGAAGGCTCGGTCGTAGGCGGGGTCGTCCTTTTTAATCCGGATGAGATTGCCCATGATCTGCCTATAGCGAACGCCTACGCAGCGAGCTTGGCCGGATTCCAGGCGTCGCCCTTGCTGGCATTGCAGGGCGAACACATGACCTGGAGGTTGCCGAGCTGATGCGGACCCCCTTTGGAACGTGGACGGATGTGGTCCATCGTCATCAAGATCCCGTTCTTCGTGTACAGATTGAGGTGCGGCGTCGGCAGCGTTTTGAATTCCAACGCGAATACCGCACCCCGGATCCCGCAGTCCACGCACGTAACTCCTTTGGCTGCGAACAAACGGAGCCGCATGGAAGCCGCGAACTTCACGGAGTGGCAGATTCCCGGTAGCTGCATCCGCTTGATACCGGCGCGGACTCGGGCGATGACTGTCTCAGTATCGAACAGAAGGGCGCCTGCTTCCACACCTGTCTATAGCGAACGAGTCTGTCTCAAGTACAAAGCTCTTGAGCAGGCACACGATCTACCTATAGCGGACGCCCACTAACTGAGTGCCGCAGAGAACGACGGGAACACTTGCCCACGCCCATGTCCGTACCGTACTGAAACCGGTTGTCCCCCCACGATATTGCCGATCGTCTCGCCCTTGGTCTTGGCCTTGGACAATTCGCTTAGCAACACTTCCCGGGAGACCATTCCGATCTCGTCCCCCGTATATAGCGCGTACTCACGGTTGGCCTCTACCCATTCCTCTACCCCGTTCGGGACCGTCTGGGCCAGCGCCCATTCCCAATAAAGGAATGAGAATTCCTCAGACTCATCGGGGGCTTGGCGCGAAGCGAACACGTGGGCGATTTCGTGGAGCACGTTTGGCCACGTAGCTTTGTCATGGAAGTATATGATTTTCTTCTCGTAATTGACCGCCAGTTCAAGGGAAGCGAATGGGGCTAACGAGATCGAGGCCGATCCGTTCGGCCCCACCCTCGGCATGCTGTTGACCAGTCTACCGCCGAATCCCCTTACGGCTTCGCGCAGCCACAACTCGATTGAGCGTTTCACTCTTTCTCCTCCCTCACCATTTGCCGATCCCAGCCCACAGCCATTTGACGAATTCCCAGGCCACAATTACGGGGATGACCAGGAATATGTTGCACGCCCAGAGGCTGAGGAGGTCGTGCATCTACCTGTCTATAGCGAACGGTCCCGGGCCGCAGACTGCGTGGTCAGCGCTTTATGAGTATGGCGTATCGACCGTCCCCTCCTGCCGCCCAGTGGATCTTCATCTGCGTTTTGGACAAGGACCGCAACCCCCCACCTTTCGGCCACGAGTCAAAGATCAGGAGCCTTGGGCCGACCTTTGCGATCACCGACTCCCAGTGGTCCGCAGCTTCGGTGGAGATGAGCGCGACGCCTCCATCGGCAAGCCAGTCCTGGAGGTGCTGGAATGCCTGGCCGAAGCCTGCCGTCAGCTCGCTGTGGACAAACCCTAGACGCTCAACCGCCTGCCGTAGCCCATACTGGGACGTGCCTTCCTTAGGGGTTGTCCCCGCATGCTTCGCGATCCCGTCGACGGAATAGCGCTTGCCCGTGAGCGCGTACAGGCAGTTCGACAGTGCCGTCGGACCGCAGGTATAGCTGTTGGGTTGGAGTCGCATCGGATCTGTTTAAGGCAGCGTCGATTTTGATTCGCGCCCATGGCCGAACACGGGATTCGGCTGTGCGCGGTTCCCATCCGTCCCATTCAAGGGCGTGAAGCTGTTTTTATCCATGAATGCTCTCCTCTATGGTCTCGATGTCGATGTCGGTCACCCGGATCCGGGGGTCCGTTAGCACGAAGTCCACCTCGCGCACGGCCATCTCGCGAATGAGGAAGGGCCCGATCCTTTCCTGAAGCGGGATCTTGCTTGTGGTCATCCAGGTTACGTAGAAATTCATAGTTTTGATACTACGCGGGCTCAGTTTTGGCGTCAACACCAAAAACACTGTCGACCGTCATCAAAAGGGCTGATTGGATCGTGCTCAGGTCCACTCGGACCCGGTTCCCGATGCGGACGGACTTCAGGCGCCCCGTCTTGAGCATCCGTCGCACCGTTCTCTGCGTTACACCTAGGCGTTCAGCGGCCTCTGGAACAGTGACGATCGCCAGCGGCTGGACCGCCTGCAGGACCGAGATCTGACGACGCAGCTCGGCAATCTCTCCGGCCATGGCTTCAAGGGCTGCCGGGATCGAGAGTACCGACTCCATCACGGTGGCGATGGCCAGCGCATTCATGCGGGCCGCCTCTTTGATCATTTGCCGCTCGTGGCTCGATTGCCGTGCCACTTCTCGGCCACTCCACGCCCTCGGCGCTCATCGGATGGGCACGGTGCGAAGCCCTCCCTGGTGCCTCCGGTGAAGTTGATCTTTCGTTCCAAGCGGTCCGCTTGCAGCTTGGCGAATTTGTCGCAAACCTCACAGAGCGAGGGGGCATGGAGAACGTCTTGGTCGCAGTGAGGGGACGTTGCGGTGTTGATGAGTGTTCGGAGCCTGTCGTACTTGGCCCGCAGGTCGAGCACGTCCTGGTAGGGCGCCGACCACCCGTACTGGCCTTGCACCGCCGGGTACTTCGTGCCACCGAGGACGGCGGTGCTGATGCCGGCCATCTGGACCGTAAAATGCTCTATTTCCTGGAGTCGCAGAGCCGCCGTCTTACCGGTCTTGGCCCACACCGCTCGCAGGCGCTCGACCATCTCATTGAGACGGATGACCTCAGCCTCGGCCGCGTCCCGGTCGTCCTGGATCCAGCGGGCCATGTGTAAGATCCCCTCTACGCGACCGACGATTTCTTCTTTGTGGCGCTTGAACATCTCGGCTCGCGCGACCGCCAGCTCCAGTTGTTCGCGGGTCGTGTCGCCGCAGTCCACGCAGAACCGGAGGGCCTCCTGCAGGTCCCGGATCTGCTGCTGCGCCTTCTCCAGGGAGTCGGAGTCGGCCTCGGACTGGATCTTCACCTTATTTTTGGGCGGGGCATTGAGGATCCAGAACAAAAGAAGGACGACGCCACCCACGAGGAGCAGGTGGATGGCACCGCCGGCCCCGAGGCCCAACCCGGTCTCCCAAGCCAGCACGCACATCACAGCAACGATGAGACTCATGAACAGCCTATAGCGAACGGTCTCCTTCCATTTGATCTAGGCCAAAAATCAGTTGCTCAATTGCGGCTGGTTCGCTATAGTCCTACGTCATGGCAAGAAAAAAGAAACGAAGACCTCACGGGGCAGGTTCGATCAGGACTGTGGGCAATCGTACGATTATTCAGTTCTACAATGTAGACGGGAAGCGCGTTACCAAGTCCCTCCCCGACCTCGACACCGCCCAACGACTACTCGCCCTGGCGACCAAGCGGGTCCAGGACGGCCTATACGGACTCGGCGAGAGCCACAGAACTGACGTCGAGACCCTGTCGCAGCTAGCCGTGACCTGGCTCGCGGCCCGCACCGCCCACGAATCTCATTACGATGACGCTAGCCGCTGGAACAACCACCTGAAGCCTCTCATCGGAGATCTGACGCCAAACGAGGTCGAAGTCTCCGTGCTCAAAACCTCAATGGCCGCCCTCCGCACCAAGGGCCTAGGCAAAGCCACTGTGAAGCTCTGCATGGCCTTGCTGTCGTCCTTCTACAGCGACCTCGTCGAGGACGGCCACGCGAAGATGAACCCAACCAAGATGCTATCCAAGAAGACCCGGCGCGAGTACATGAAATCCGACCACGACCCCAGGGATGTGCCCTTCATTCGGGACCCGAGCGACATCTTTCGCATCTACGACGCCCTCTTCATACAGCATCCGTCCGTAGCCCTGGCGTATGCAATTGGCGCTCTGGCGGGACTCCGGACATCTGAAATTCGAGCCCTGGACTGGTCAAATGTCTCTCTGGAGCGTCGAACCATAGTCGTGAGAGAGCAGGCCCAGCGGCGCAAGGGCAAGATCGCGTCCCGGCTCACGGCGGATGGCAAGGCCCCGGTAAAGGATCGTGAAGGTCGGGTCGTCCCCATCCTGGACGCCCTCTACCCCTTGCTCAAGAAACATGAGACGATTACGGGCGCCATGGGCCTGGTGTGCCCAGCTATTTTGGGGATGAACGGAGGCGCGACGTCGGGGCCCAGGAGAAGGTTCTTGGGAGAGCACCTTATCGGTGGACTCCTCCGGGAGACCCTGGCCAAGTTGAGGATCGAGCCGATGATATTCTACAGGGCCGGGCGACATACCTTCGCTTCGCAGTGGGTCCTCGGCGGGGGAACGCTGGAGAAATTGAAGGAAATCATGGGTCATTCCAGCGTTCTGGTGTCGGAAAAATACGCGCATTTGGTACCTGGTCGATTCACGGACGCTGACCGTGGTCGGATCCGGAGCGAGGTTCCGACTATGACGCCGGCTGTGGCAGCGGAGGAGTTGCGGCCCGCCAACTAGGGCGTTCGCTATAGGGTAAATATCACCTCATCAGTAGCGCTAGCAATCATCTCCTTGAGCCCACCTCGGGCCCGCCCCAACCCCGTCAAGGAGACACACAATGGCCGGTTCAGTAATTCTCACCACCCCAGGCTTCCCCACCAAATTTCGATTCTCGGCCCGCACCTTCGGCGGCCGGGCGATCCAAACCGCGCTGATCAGCGACGTTAACGGATCCTGGAGCTTCCAGGCCCCCGTCAGCTTCACTGGCGGCATCACCAAGGCTGGGTTGCCGGTGCTCAACGCCGCTTCCTTGCTTCCGAGCGCCTTCGTCGGCAGCGCAACGTCTCCTGCCTCGGTCGCCGTTGCGGGCGCCGTAGTCGGCGATACCGTTGTTGCCGTCATCAACATGACGACGGGCGCCCCCGACACGACCCACTTCGAGGGAACCGTGTCTGTGGCCGGCCACATCGCGCAACTCACGGGTTCGGGAGACCTGAGCGCCGACAAGTTCATGGTTTTGCTCACGCACCAGTCGTAACCGCTTCACTCCCTTGAATGGGCCTACCATAAGTCCCAAGCGCGTCGGCCTAGGCCGAAGGGCACCCTCGAATTGGGGAACTGCGCCTGGCCGGTCCATCTTTGGTGGGCCGGCTTTAATAGAAGTAGCCTAAAGTTCCAGTGGCCGGTCGGCGTTGTAAACCGATCGGCCACTGCTGTATCTCAGTTTCCCCTATGAGCGCGCCGCAGCCATCTGGGTCAACGCCAATCATCCCAGCGTGGCATTCACTCCCCCGGCGCCGTACAACCCCACCAATTTTGTGGCGCAGGTCCAGCAGAACGCGCTGCCGCCGATCCAATCAACCGAGATCGCCTACCCGCGGCCGGCGTCGATCGACGGTCTCCGTTGGTGTCAGGCGTTCCCATTTTCGCTGATGGTTGTCGAGCGCCAGGAGGGCAACACCTACACACCCAAAGCCGCAGCCAACGGGACGTCTTGGACCTTCGTGTTGCCTATCCCGCCTGAATCATTGACGATTTCGATGCCGTTCGCGGTTACGGCCAACGTAACGCTCGGCGGTGTCGTCGAAGAGCACGGCGGAGCCCCGATCCGCATGATCCACCTGAATGGGACCACAGGAGTTCTGTTCGGGCGCAGCAACGCCCAGTCTCCGGTGAGCAACTTCGGCCCCAATATCTTTGGCGGCACCCTGGCAGCGGCCAGCGCAACCGTAGCGGCGGCAGCATTGATCGGGTCCACGCAGCCCGCAGCGTTCAACGTCGTAGATGACTCGGAATTCAACCCTGGCGCCGACCTGGAAAACCTTACCGGCTACTATCAGATGAGACTCATGTCTCTTTTCCTGGAGGCATACCTCGAACTGAAGAGGACGAAGGCGGGTCGGACCGCTCGCCTGGCGTTTACGACGTGGAAGGAGGAGGCCGTTTGGCTGGTTTCGCCAACCGGCGAGTTCGTGGTGTCAAAGTCCTCCAAGAACGCCTACAAATACGACTACAGCCTCAATCTCAAGGCCTTCAAGCGCATCACCATCGGCGGCGGCAACGCCGGATCCATCCTCAACTACATCCCTGTCCAAAAAGACCCGTCGAAGCTCTCTGCAATGCTGCGGGCGGTCTCCCAGGTGCGTGCTGTGGTCCAGGACGCGAGCGCAACGATAGCAGCGGTCGGCGGCGACGTGCACAACGGCCTCTACGAGCCGATGCGAGACCTGACCTTGTTCGCAAAGGACGCTCTATCGGTGCCGTTGGCCGTTGCCGACATGCCAGACTCGATCATTCAAGCCCTGAAGCCGTCGATCCTCGATTTGATGTCGGCGCCGGGCGCGGTAGCCCGCATTTTCACGAACGGAATCACTGCCGTGGCCGACGCGGTCGCCGATCTCTTGGATCTGGCAGCCGAACAGACAGGCGACCCGTCCTCGCTGCAGAGCCGCGATGCCCACCCAGCCAACGATCCCTTCCTGACCCCGTCCGACAACTACAGCCTGTTCAACGGCATCAATATCGGCGACCTTCGCCTGCAGCCGAAGGTGACCATCGCCATCGCCAACGAGAGAACCCGGGCGCGACGACTGACTGGGATTGACTTCCAAAACCGGCACGACGCCGTAGATGCCACCTCGACGCTGTTCGCGAACGCCATCGGGCTCGGGAGCAACACCTTCAACGAGACGTACGGTATCTTGTCCACACCCACCGTTTTGGAGCAGCCGACCGACGCCGACTTCGATGTCCTCTTTTCCCTCAGCCAGCTCCAGATCGAATTCGAGCGCCTGATCGTCAACACCGACAACGACCTGAACCCCAAGCTCTCTTCGATTGCTGCAATGGCCGGGCTGGCTGCGCGGAGCGGTATCGCCTTTACGACGCCGAAATCCAAGTTCGCGGTTCCCTTTCATTATGGCTCGACGCTTGAGATGTTGGCGAACAGATATTTGGGAGATCCGCTTCGGTGGTTCGAGATAGCCGCCCTAAATGGACTCCAATCCCCGTACGTCGACGAGGAGGGGTTCGAGCTGCCGCTGTTGATCAACGGAGCCGACGACACGCTGATGGTCGCCGATGCCTCGTACTTGTGCGTGGGTCAGCCCGTCTGGATCTCATCCCGCGGGACAGCTCGGACCTGCCGCCGCATCACAAAGATCGTGGACCTCTCCCCGAGCCAGCATCTGGTCGTGGTCGACGGGCTGCCCAACATGAATTTGTACACCGTTCTTGCCGGGGCCTCTTTGCAAGGGTTTTTGCCAGGTACAGTTAATAGCCAGCAGATCATCTATATCCCGAGCGACCAAGACCCCCAGAGCAACGAGGACTTCCGCACCAAGTCAATCGTCGGTGTGGATTCGTACGACCCGATGCTAGCCATCGGTGGCATCGACTTCCTGCTGACCCCCAAGAACGACCTGGTTATCGCCCCGGACGGCGACAATCGCTGGGCGGTTGGACTGGTGAACATAACGCAAGCCGTCCGTCTGGCCGTCCAAACTCGAAGGGGTACACTTTTAGGCCACCCGCAGTACGGCCTCCCCTTGGCCCCGGGGATGAGCATCGCTGACATGTCCGCGACGGACATCTCCAGGGCAACGAGCGCGCTTTTCGAAGGGAACCCCACATTCGCCGGGGTCAAGTCCGCGACAGTGTCGATCAACGGGCCCACCGCGCAGCTAAATGTTGCGGTGACCCTGGCTGGCACGTCGACGGTGGTCCCAATCGGCCTGGACGTCAGCGATGGTATCTCGACCGACTCCTAAGCGGGGGGGCGGAGGTGCGACCGCAATCATCCTAGGCGATGAGCCGACCGCATGTATGCGCCCCCGATGTCGATGTGGGGACCGTCTTTGGCCAACTGACAGTGACTGCCGCCTATCGGAGAGCGGATGGCAGGACGGTCGTGGACTGCAGATGCACCTGTGGGGGCGTCAAGGTTGGAAAATTGGCAGCAGAACTCCGCTCAGGGAGGTGTAAGTCGTGCGGATGTCTCCGAGAGACAAGGACCTTGAAGGATCTTCTGGGACTGAGGTTCTGCAAGTGGCTGGTTGTCGCACGTGCAGGAAAAGGTAAGCACCCTGGAGCCAGGTGGCTCTGTAGATGTGACTGCGGGGTCGAGAAGGTTGTGTCGTCACAAGGTCTACTGGCAGGAGGTTCCAAGTCGTGCGGCTGCTCGGTCGTGACTTTTCTCAAAGAACATGCAGCGAAGGAAAGGGAAAGAACTGGCACGCGGGGAACGGGGTTCGCCCTGGTTGTCTCCCAATACAAAACATGTGCGGCAAATCGCGACCTTGCCTGGTCTTTGTCCGAAGATACCGTCGCAGAGCTGACAAAACGAAACTGCCATTACTGTAACGGTGCACCAAAGCAGATCAGTTCTCCGAAGAAGGTCCCGTGGATCTACAACGGTATCGATCGTGTCGATAACTCAGTTGGGTATGTCGAAGGCAACGTCGTTCCGTGCTGCTCCACCTGTAACTATATGAAGCGCACGATGGGCGTTGAGACGTTCTTGACCCACATCGCCGCCATCTACGAACACAGCGTAACCCAACGATCTTATATGGAAATGAGAACAGCCTAACATGGCCCAAATTCCTGTACCCCGCAGTTACAACCAGATCGTCGGCGATTTGGTCGACAGCTTTAGGGCCCGCGTCGGCGTTAAAAATTTGCGCGTCGGCGGAGGCATCCTGTCGATGCTCGAAGGCTCGGCCCGCAGCGACCTGCGTTCGTCCCAGGACGTGTTCGGGCTCCTGAACGCAACCTCGCTGGACAACTCGACCGGCACCGCCCTCGACCGCAAGGGCAAGGACGAGCAGTGCCCGCGGCTTCAGCAGTCCGCGGCCAGCGGCACCGTCATCATCTCCGATAGCTCTTTCACGAAGGTGGCGACCTCGCTCTTCCAGGGCGGCTCCGCCCCCATCGTTGGCAGCACGGTCCTTTCTCTCGTAGACGCCACCTTATTCCCCGCCACCGGCTCCGTGTACGTAGGTCGTGGGACAACGAACTACGAAGGTCCCATCGCCTACACCTCCAAGGCCAACGTTGGCACCCACTGGACGCTGACGCTTGCGACCGGCACCACCTCATTCCACAATACGACCGAGACAATTGTCCTGGCTCAGGGTGGCAACCGGACCGTCGGCCCGGGCAACGTATGCCAGACACCTCAGGCGAACGTGGCGGCCGCCGTCCAATTCCGGACCCTGTACGCGGTGACCATATCTGATGGTGAGACCTTTGTCACGGGCGTTACCGTGGTCTCCCAGCTCAAGGGGACCGTCGGCAACGTGCTTGCGAATTCGATCGTGCAGTTCGTGCAGCCCCCTTTCGCAGGGGCCACCGTCACCAACCCGCTTCCGTTCTCGAATGGCGTAGATACGGAGCTAGACGACCCCTATCGAGAGCGCATCCGCGCTGTTGCCGAGTCGCGCCAAACCGGGACCACACTCGCCCTTACCAACTCCGTTATCGGGATCACCTCCACCGACGAGAACAAGCGCGTTGCTTCTTCCTCGATCGTCCGCCGCGGCAGCACCTCGACCCTCTACGTCGATGACGGCACCGGCTACGAAGAACAGACCGCCTCCGTCGCCATCGAGATCCTCATCGACTCCGCGGCCGGCGGCGAGCAGGACATCTCGATCTCCCAGCGCCCTGTAGCCAAGGCTTTTTGCCTGACGCAGAACTCGGCCCCGTTCGCCCTATCGCAGGGCGCGGTGCTGTCGGTCAACGTGGCTGGCACGACCTCGGTCCACGTCTTCGACTCCAGCGGCTTCGCCTCGATCGGCAACGCTTCGGCGTACGAGGTCGTTGCCTCGATCAACGCAAACCCGCAGTTGACGTTCCAGGCCCGGACCTTGGACGGCTCCCAGGTCGTCGTCTTTGCCAAAGCAGACACCAACGAGGACGTCGAGGTGATCGCTGGCGCCGGTACTGACGCGAATGCAGCTCTCCTGTTCCCCCCGAACGTTGTCTACACGGTCCAGCTCTACAAGAACGATCGCCTGCTGACCAAGGACGGCACCGTTGCCTCCGTTGCCGGCCTGGCCTTCTCCGAGTGGAACATCATTTCGGGGACCCAGACCCTCATCTTGTCGGTCGACGGGACTCCGTCGATCACGCTCACTTTTTCGGGCCAGAGCTTCATCGACGCCGCAACAGGCTTCACCAGCATGGGGCGCAACAGCGTCGACGCCTGGGTCTCGGTCATCAACGCAGCCGTACCAGGCATCACCGCCAGCAACGGCAACGGCCGCATCGTGCTGACGAGCAACTCCGGCGCCAGCAACAAGTCGGCGGTCAGCATCCTCAACGGATCTACGTTGGTCACCAATAAGCTGTTCTCGGTGGTCAGCGCCCAGGGCTCGGCTTCGGACTTCGTCCTCAACCGGAACGCATCGCAGATCACCCTGACGTCGGCTTTGTCGGCGGGCGATCGGCTGTCGCTGGGCTCTCTCAACACGCGAGCGTTCGCCCAGTCCAACGTCATCCCCCTGACCACGCTGTCGAGCGTGGCAAAGATGTGGTTCGTCGTCGATGGAGACGCGCAGATCGTCACGACCGGCATCAACAGTGCCACCTCGATCTCCGTCAGCGTCGCTGCGATGCACGACTGGGGGCACACGCTCAAGTTGCTGGCAAGCGCCGGCACTCCGTTCGTTAATATCCAGGCCGGCGACTGGCTGGTCCTTTGGGATCCCGCCCTGGACACCTCTCTGCAGGGCTCGTTCCGAGTAGTGTCCGTCACTGCAGGGAACGCGCTCGTCGTCGAGCGCCGGCTCGGGTCCGCGCTCCGCGTCGGACATCGCTCGGTCGCGTTCGCTGGCTCGGGGGCCACCATCGGAAAGGTCCTGACCACCGGCGGCGGGACAAGCCCGATCTCTTCTACGTTGTCTGACCCGATCGGTGCAACCAGCGCCTGCGAGATCTACGACCCGAACACGAGCCTCTCAGCTCCTTGCGCCCCGATGTCGTTTGCACGGGCCAGCCACACCGCCACCCTGCTCCAGGACGGCACCGTGCTCGTCACCGGTGGCCTGGACGACTCCGGCACTAGACTGACGTCGATGGAGGTCTACAACCCGACTTCCAACACCTGGACCACCAAATCGGCGGTGCTGCCCGTCGCCGTGACCAGGCACCAGGCCACGCTGCTCGCCAATGGCAGCGTCCTCATCACCGGTGGCCAAACCCCGGTCGGGCCCACCAATTCCCTCGTAGTCTACAACCCCAACACGGACACGATCACCACCACCGGCACCATGGTGGCCGTGCGCCGCAGCCACAAACAGGTCTTGCTGCCGAACGGCAACGTCTTCATCGTCGGCGGCAGCAACGGTTCCGACCTCGCCACGACCGAGATCTGGAACAGCGGTACCCTGACTTCTACCGCCAGCACGAGCATGGCGAGGCCGCGCTCCTCGTTCGGGCTCTCGCTCGTCGGGACCTCCCCGACCACCGTACTCGCGGCCGGCAACCGATTCGGGGCCACCGGCAAGTCCACGTACGAGATTTTCACGATCAGCACCGCAACCTGGGGCACGGAGACCAACCTTCCCAGCAGCATGAACTTCGAGGAGAACGGCCTCGTGCTGTTGCCTAACGGACACGTCCTGGGCCTGAACGGGACCTCCAGCGATCTGTCGACTTCGGTCGGCTTCCAGTGCGACGGCACCACCTTCACCAACACCGCCCTCGACGCCAACACCGTAGAGACTTCGGGGCGTTGGCTAGCCCAGTTCGTCCCTATTTCCAACGGCTCCGGGACCGTTGCGAACCGCGTAATCGTCATCGGCGGCGTGGTTCAGCTCTCGACGACGTTCGGCTTCTTGCCGACTGCGACAATCGAGCAGTACGACAACACCGCCAACATCTGGTCGTTGCCAGACCCAGGCCTCGGAACCGTCACGTTGACTGGTGGCGGAGCCGCCGTAGTCAGGACCGCAGGCCTCGTTCGCGAGGTCGATGTCCCGGTCGCCACAAACTACACCGCTAGCACGTTTGCAGGCGTTGTCAACGCTGACGCCTCGAACCCTGGCCTTACCGGCCTCTCGCTGCCGCCCGCGCTCACCGGCGCCACCGCTACCATCTACCAGACCAATAGGGTCAGGATTACAACCAACACGCATGCCCAGTACGGCGACATCGCCCTGGTCGCGCAGAACCCGGCCGCGGCCGGATTCGGGCTCACGCCAGCCAGCGCCACCGAGAACCTCACCGACCACGTGGGCGCCGTCGAGTCAAAGAGCGAGCTGGGCACAAGTGCGTTCAACGATATCGACGTGCGCGCGAACACCGCCAGCGGCAGCATCGTCGTCGGCGCCGCGGCCGTCGACGTGGCCTACTCCCTCGTCGGCCTCCACAACTGGTGGCGCGGATCGGACGGGACGAGCGCCTACTCACCTGCGTCCTTCTATGCTCGCGCAGGCAGCAATCGGGGCTTCAGGACCCGGATCACGGGGACTCAGGCCTATACCGACATCTCCCGCATCGATCTCCGTACCCCAGGCATTGAGCCCTGGGCACCTCTCGACCGCGCTTACCTAGCCGCCCCGTTCGCGATCGGGCCCTCGGACGACCTCACGGTCATCGTCGACAACGACATCTCCAAGCGCTTCTCCGTCAAGATGTGGAGGACGCTGGCTCCAGTGGGCAACACCTACCTGCAGACGAACACGTTCACGGACGCGGACGCCAGCACCGGCCTCCAGAACACGTTCGGCAGCACCTACGACTTCAACGACTTCTCCGTCTACATGAACTCGCGGGCCGTGGCCTTCAGCGGCGATTCGACGCGGTCATTGCTGTTCCGCTTCTACCGGCTCGGGCCCGAGGGCGACACCGCCCGCGCACGCTTCGGCAACCCCGTGGCCCCGAACACTGCTCTCACTGTCACCACGACGATGGCTGCCGATAAGACCGACGTCACCATCAAACTGGCCTCGGGATCCTTGCGGTCGCCGACCGTCCGCAACACGACGAACCTCGGCCAGGCAGCGACCGCAGTCGACGGCGGCGGCACAGCCACGATCGTCCAGGTCCTGAATCTGAAGGCCGCGAGCGCGAGCCGCACATCGAATGTCGACACCCTGACCCTGACGCTGCCCTCTGGAGTGACCGACCACGGCCTCCAGGTCGGCAACGTGGTCTGGGTCCAGAGCACCAGCGCCGACTTCAGTTCTGGCCAGAAAACCATTACTGCGCGCGCGGCGACCACGATCTCGTACGCTGAGACTGCCGCGAATGCAGGCCCCGACACCAACATCGGCGATGTCTCCTATGACTCCGCCGGTGAAGCCACGTTCTCGGGCAGCTCGACCGCCGTCAACGACTGGCTCCGTTGCAACGCCGGCTCCAGCGCGCTCAGCAACGTCACCTTCCAGATCTCGGCCGTCGACGCCGGTGGTGGCAATGTCACCACGCTGTCAGGCGACCAACTCGATGGATCCGGCCTTACCCCCAGCGGGACCCTGGTCTGGCAGCCGCTTGGCGTCTCCACGAACCTGCAGGTGATCTCCAATGCTCCGCAGACGGTCACCACCGTCGTCGCCGCCATCAACGCTTTGGCGGCAGCCACGAACTCGACGTGCCCGATCACCGCCGCCGTCCTCGGCTCCGGCAGCGGAACCGTCGCCGGCAACACGCCAGACACCATCGACAACAGTAAGGGCTGGTACTTGCTGTCCGATGGCGTGAACTGGGTCGAGGTCACCGTGCTGCCCGGCAGCAACTACCAGCTCACGTTCAAGAAACCGATCAACGGGGCCCTGTCCGCGAACGCGGCCTGGCAGAACGAGGTCGTCCACATCGCTCCGTCCACGACCAAGAACGTCGTGAACTGGCTGAACGCGCCCACGATCACCGGCCTCTTCACCGCTTGCAGCATTCAGGCCTCGGGCGACGGCACCAAGGTCCAGATCGCCTCCCTGACCCCGGGATCGGCCGGTGGTGTGCAGGTCCAAGGCGGCCTCTCGAACACTGTCGCGGTCCCGCTCGTCGGCACTACTCGCACCCTGACCGCGAAGTCGGCCTCTACCATCAGGACCGCGGACGCGGCTGGAATCGCCAAGGGCTTCTGGTGTCGCGTGGACAACTCGACCCCGCTGCCGATCACCAACAACCTCGGCCTCGGCCTCTCGATCACGGGCTGGAATGCGGCCGGCCTCGTCACGTTCAGCGCTCCCGTCATTGCCCCTACCCTCACCGCTATCCAAGCCAAGGTCTCGATCGAGCGCCAGGGCGACTTCGTGTTCGTCTCGGACATGGGGATCGCAGGCAACGTCGCACTGTCGTCGGCAGCAGCCGGCGCCTGGCTCCGCATCACGCCCGCGGTCTCCCCGACCAGTGGCTTTCCACAGGTCTCGTCCGCAAACCAGGGCCTTTACCGCGTACTCCGCACCGCGAACGTGGAGACGGGCGCCAGAGGCGGCGTCTTCATCGAGAACGCCAACAGCATCGATGAGATCGCCGAGTGCGAGATCGCTCTCTACACCACGAATTCGGTGATGCCAGGCGACACCTTCGTGCTCTCTACCCCGATCTGGGGTACCGCCAACCAGGGCACGTGGACGATCAAGGCCGTTGGCGAGACCTCCGCGGGCTCGGGTGACCAATTCGCGAACTACGACCGCTTCACCGTCGACACCAGCGTTCGCACGCCCGTGCCCCAGGGCGCCGGCCCCGCCTTGACCTCGACGACGGTGGGCCTCGCCTACCTGATCGAGAACGCCGCGACCAGCTTCATCCTCAAGGTCGACGGCATCGCCCCGAACCTTGCGGACGGGACGTTCACAGATTTGAGGTGGGACTCGATCCCGAGTTGCTCGGGCATCGGAGAGGGAGCGGGCTCGATCGTCTCGGTTCTGGACAAACTGAACTTCCCACTCACGTTCGCCTCGGGCTCGGACGGGTACCGTTATTCAACCGGTTTGATCGGGGAGGCAAATCGAGTCATCTACGGATCGCCGTCCGATCCAACAACCTACCCGGGGCAGGCGTCGGAGGGGGCGAACGTGGACATTGCAGGTCCGCTTATCAAGCGCATCTCCGTTTCGCTCCTTTTGCGCGTTCGCTCAGGCGTGACGCAGGATGGAATCGCGGATCGTGTGCGCTCGGCCGTCGCCACCGTCATCAATCAGACTGGAGTGGGCGAATCCATTGCGTTGAGTGCGATCGTCGCTGCGGCCTCGAAGGTCGTGGGGGTCCCCTCCGTCACCATTGTGTCACCTATTTATGGAGTCGGAAGCGACGCTATCCCGATCAACGCCAACGAGAAGCCCATCGTTTTGAACCTGACTTCAGATATTGGAGTGAGCTTCCTGGGCTCGTAATTGCCGCCCTCGCCCAGGCCGCCTAGCTCAGAGGCAATCATAACGATATGTCGGCCTCTGTCTACGGTCCTATCCCGGCTTCCAATCTCACGAACGCCAGCGTCACTGTAAACCCAGCAACGGACTCTGCGTCCGAGTACGTCATGCCGACTGCGACCATGTCGGCTAACAGGACCGTTACCCTGGGCACCACCGGCTCCCCTGCCACAAACGATGTGGTCAGGGTCATCTGCAACGACTTTGCCGGCCACAATCTCGTCATCGCGAACGGTGGCGTCGGTGGCGGAACCTTGTTCACGTTTAGCGGCACGCCTGCGACATCGTTGGGCGCCTCGTTCTATTTCGACGGCACCAACTGGAAGTTTCTGAGCACGTACCCGATCGTCGCACTCGCCCTCCCCAACTCGAACCTGGCAACGATGGCGGCGGATACCATCAAGGGCAACAACACCGGTTCCAGCGCCACCCCAAGCGATCTGACGGTCTCTCAGGTCAACACGATGCTGGGGCTTTTTAGCGGGTCGGTGACCACGGCCACGCCCGTAACCTCGCTATCGATTGCGGTTCCGAGCGACGGAGATTACGAGTTCGAATTTTGCGGCACCACAATCGTTGGCAGCGGTAATACGCTCGAAATCCAACCGAACGGGGCCGCGCTAGTCGGTGCCCAAGGCAACGCGGCCCAATACAACTCCGCTGGTGCCGTCGTAGTCGCGGGCACCTACAGCAAGGCCCTTATTGGCATCCAAGGCGACTACAGCGCTTCACACTTCGTATGCAAGGGTCGTTTCAGCTCGCGACAGTCACAGTTGTCATCGCACACCTGCCATTTCGTGGGTTATGGCGCCGGCAACTGGTGGGGCCTTGGGGCCGCAAGCCACGTGCCAACCGCGGCGCTGACGTCGTTGGCGGTGGTGTGTTCCGCAGCCAGCGGGATCACGACGGGCACGCTCTTTGTTCGTCAAGTCATGCCGTAAACCATGAGCTTCGGCTTTGAAGGTCCGGGCCTGTTCGGCGGTGGTGGCGCCCTCGCCATCTCGCCGACCTCGACCGAGGTAGATTCCGGGCAATCGGTCACGTTCGTTGGCTCCGGCGGCACCGGTGGCTATACGTACGCCTTCGTCACCAATCACAGCGGCGGCACGATCAATGGCGCCACCGGCGTTTACGTCGCTGGCAGTAGCGCAGGCGTCACGGACACCGTCAAGGTCACGGACTCGTCCCTAGCCACCGCAACCGCTACCATCGTCGTCGACCCCGCCCTCACTATTGCGCCAACGAGCGTCACGGTGCTCGCGCTGGACAGCAGTGAGACTTTCAGTGCCTCCGGCGGCCCCATGGGCGGCATCTACACGTTCTCGCTGCTTGTCAACAACAGCGGTGGCTCGATCAATAGCTCGACGGGCCACTACACCTCCGGCGCCACGACCGGCGTCAGCGACACGATCCGTGTTACCGACGGCAACGGCAACCACGCCGACGCGATTGCTACCGTCAACCCGCCCGTCAGCATCGCCCCGACCGCGGACACGGTGTCGGTAGGTGGCACCCATACTTTCGCAGGCGTCAACGGGACAACCCCATACGTCTTCTCGATCACCGTCAATAATAGCGGTGGGTCGATCAATATTTCGACTGGCGTCTATACCGCTGGTCCGGTTGCGGGTACGTCTGACACTGTCCAGGTACGGGACTACGAGGGTGGCACGGCGACGGCGACGGTCACGATCCCCCCGTTCACTATTTCGCCGACATCAGTCACGCTGACCCCGCTCGGTACTCAGACGTTTACCACCGCCAACGGCGCCGCCCCCGTAGCATTCTCCTTCGATACCAATGCCAGCGGGGGCACGATCAATCCTAGCACCGGTGCCTACGTCGCAGGCCGGACCGGTAGCGTCACGGACTACGTCCTCGCGCAAGACGTCGATTTCAATGGGGCGATTGCCGCTGTCACGGTCACTGCGGGCGTCTCGATCTCTCCGACCACGGCCTCGATGGCCCCGGGTGGAACCCAAACGTTCAGCGCCTCCGGCGGTACGGGTACTGGCTTCGTCTTCTCATTCGTCACCAACAACAGCGGCGGTTCGATCAACAGCTCAACGGGGGCGTACATCGCTGGCCCGCACGCCGGCTCCCCCGACCTCATCACAGTTACGGATAGTGTCGGCAACGTTGCCGCGGATGGTTCCGGGAACGCCGTCGTCACAATCCCCGGCGTCAGCGCTTCCCCGTCGACCGTTACACTGCCCCCAGGCGGCACCCAGACCTTCAGTGCCTCCGGCGGCAGCGGAACCGGCTTCACCTACTCGCTGTCCCTGGACAACAGCGGTGGCTCAGTCAATAGCTCCACCGGCGTCTACGTCGCTGGCTCGACCGGCGGCGTCGCGGACCACGTTACAGCGACGGATGGCCTAGGCAATACCGGGATCGCGATCGTCACCGTCAGCCCCAGCCTCGCCATCAGTCCAACCTCGATCTCCAAGCCCCCGCTCGGGCACCAAACCTTTAGTGCGTCCGGCGGCAGCGGAACCGGCTTCGTCTTCGCTTTTGTCTACAACAACAGCGGTGGCTCAATCAACAGCTCTACCGGCGCGTACATCGCTGGCTCGACCGGCGGCGTCACGGACACCGTCTCCGTCACCGATAGCCTGAGCGATACGGCCCAGGCGACTGTCAGCGTCGGCCCGAGCCTAGCCATCTTCCCGACAACGCTCGACATCAATATCTCGTTGTCGCACACGTTCACGTATACCGGAGGTAGCGGCACCGGGATTACCTTCTCCCTGATCCAGAACCACAGCGGCGGTTCGATCGACGGTTCGACCGGCGTCTACACTGCCGGCAGCACCGGATCCGTTACCGACATCGTCCAGGTAGCAGACAGTCTTGGGAACACGGCAACCTCGACGGTCAACGTGTTCGCGCCTCCGACGCCCAACTTCTTCGTCCAGGGGGTTACACTGATCGGTTTGTCGACCATTCGAGTGAGGTACACCTACCCACCAAGGGCGGTGGATCCCGATGCGCTCAACGACGCGCTCCATCCAGCCAACTACAAACTTTCTGGCAATGACATAACTTACGTGATCGCAGTTATCCCTGTCTCTGGTGACGATAGGTCGTTCGACTGCTTGATGGCGGCTCCGTTAGGATTTGGAAAGTGGACCTTGGCTGTAAGCAACGTCGTCTCCGAGGACGGCGGGCAAACGTTATAGAGTTGCTGGATCTAGGAGTTTGCCTCCAAGTAACGCATACCAGCGTAAACCTCTACCTATAGTGAACGCCCGACCCCAATCATAAGACTTGCCCCATGCCGTCTTCCGTCACCTTCCAGGTCGACCGGGTCCAGACCCAGAGCGACCTTGCTCCCGGTACGTCCAACGATGACGCCTCCGCGATCCTGAGAAAATTCGTTAACCCATCCCTAGTCGGCCCCGGCTGGGACGCGCTCATTGCCGCCATCGCAACCGGCGACCAAAAAAACTGGGATAACGCCCTTGCCGCTTTTGACCAGCTATTCATCTCTACTGCCGGCGGCAAGTACCTGGATCGGGCGGCGGCCAACTATGGAGAAGTCCGTCCCGCGTCGGTCGGAATGGTAGATGACGTATTCCGCCAGCTCGCCATCACAAAGAAGAATCGAAAGCTCACCCAAGAGGCATTCCTTGAGGTTCTGGAGGTTTTCTACGGCCCTGAGGCGGTCCGGGGGGTCTCCACGTCCACCGGCGCCGAGCCGTTCACCTTGGTCGACGGCGACAATCTAACCGTCCTCCTCGACGAGAATCTCACGGTCAACGTCACGTTCGATCGCACACACTACAGTGCGATTGCAGCCGCCTCCGCCCTAGAAGTTAGCGGCGAGATCACCCGTGCCCTCAGCGAGGCGGGAAGCACCGCCTACGCCATCGCGTACGTCGACCCCGCTACCCGCGGCACCTACGTCCGCCTCTACAGCGGCAGCCGAGGCCTCTCGTCGAGCGTCAGGATCCTCGGGGGATCCGCGCAGCGGTGGCTCAAGTTCCCGACACCAATTTTCGACATCGCCGACTTCTCCCTGACCACCTGGACCATTTCTTCCCCGACCCCGCGCGTCGCCAGGTTCACGACTAGCTCGGTGGGCTTCGATCTGTCGAAGTTGCGCGTCGACGACGTGGTTTGCATCTTCGGCGACCCAACTGACTCTACCGATCCATTCGCTGTCGCCGGGATCCAAGGTACGTTCCCAATTACCGCCGTCGACACGTACTACGTCGTGGCTTCGGGGTCGTCTCCTGTCTATCAGTACTTTGAGATCGCCTACGTGGATGTGCCGGTGGGTACGTACGCGCAGGGCGTCTTCACGAGCGCTGTGTTCTACAGGCCCACGAAAGCGACGCTATACGACCAGCAGCGCCACGTAATCGTGACCCAGCTAGGTAAGGTTGAGCTGCCGGCCACCACGAATATCGTCATTCGCGGCCCGGGAACCGGCGCGTACGTGAACGTACAGCCCCCCATCCCCCTCACCTCTCTGATTCGGGCTCCTAGCGGGGTGGTAACAGGTGTGACCGCTGCTGCCCATGGGATGTCAGTTGGGGATCAAATATTCATCGACGAGGCGGTTCCGACCGGCGTAGCGCCGCCCATCACCGCCGGCACGATCAGTGGCGACTTCAGTTCGAACATCGCTACCGGAGCCACGAGCGCGTCCCTGCAGTCAATGGCGAGCGAGTCAGACACCGTCCAGGCCATCAACCACAAGATGATGCGCACGGCCGAGGGCTTGCTGATGTTGGTCGGAGGCATGACCCAGACCGCGCCCGGCACCAACACCGCAATCGCCAACCCCCAGATCTTCGAGATCACGAGCGACACCGTGCTCGGTAACGGTGGCCGGCAGCTCGGGTACAAATGGACCAATCTCGTCACGCACACGCAGACGGTCGGTAAGCGTGGCATGGGGGCCTCCGCACTCCTGGACGGCCGAGTCCTGGTCACTGGTGGTACCAATAGCGACACCGATGTCTCAGGCACGGCCCTGAACAACTGGGACCTCTACACGTACACAAACGTGCCGGCGCAGAACCTGCTGACGAGCGGGACATTGCCGGAGGTCAAGGCAGGTCACGGCCAGTGCACCTTGACCGGCGGTAATGCCCTCATCGGAGGCGGTTGGAATGGAGGCGCCGTAGTCGCGACCTCCTACACCTTCGATCCTGGCACCGTCACCTGGACCGCGCGCGGGAGCATGATCCACGCCCGTTACTCCCACCAGCTCGTCGCTCTCGCCAACGGGAATGGACTCGCGATCGGCGGTGTCGGCGTATCCTCAAACATCCTGAACTCGGCCGAGTTCTACTCCGCTGCCGGGCACGCCTGGGCCAAGGCTGCTTCCATGACAGACGCGCGCCGCGATTTTGGCGCTCTGGTCCTGCCAGATGGCCGCGTACTCGTTGTCGGCGGCACCGGCGGCAACGCCACCCAAAACTCCTACAATAACGCGCTCGCGAGCTGCGAGATCTACGATCCTGGCGCCGGGCTCTGGGCCCCGCTGCCCCCGATGTCTGTATGCCGCGTAAGCCCCGTCATCAGCTACTTGCCGACGCTCAATGCCGTCTTCGTGGTGGGCGGCGGCAGCCCCGTCGTCGAGATGCTGGACATCGCCACCATGCGCTGGCGGAAGTCGCGGGCGGTCCTCGGCACTGCGCTCACGCTGCCTGGCGGCGGCCTGGCTGCGACCGACGCCTTTGTGGTGGTGGGTGGCCTCCAGAACGCCAACAACACCACCAAGCTCAACTACGTCATCGTGCCGGGCTCGGACGTCATTCGGGCAGGTGGCATGAACCGCCAAGCGGGCATCGCCTCGGTCCCTACCTCGACCTCGTTCACTTACTCGGTTTCGGACACCTTCTCCCGAGGGGCACCGTACATCGAGACGACCGGGGCGACCGTTACGCCATTAAAAGCGCTGCCTGCGCCTGCGGGGCTGCCCGGCCCGTTCTCGTATGACACCAAGGCCGGACTCTCAGTCACCGGGACCGCGGCAACGCTAGGGCAAGCCATTAACGGCAACCAGAGCTATTCCGCCTTCGCCCTGGACACCAGCCTCGACTCGAACCCCGCGCTCTTGTTTCCCGACGAGGTCGGCTACCTGGTTTTCGACTTCGGCTTCAAGGGGCAGGTCGGGCCCGTTAAGTACATCGGCCGCCTCGACAATGTCTCACTGAAGCTCGACGCTTCCTTCCGCTTCCCGGTGTCCATCGCGTCTGGGGTAACCGTGACGCTCCTTCAATCCAATACCCCATTCATTCCGGATCCCAATGCGGACCCTTTGACGGGTAACTTCTACCTCACTTCATCTGCCGCCGGCCGCATTGCTGCCGGGTCGGCCCTGGACGACATCCAGGCTGCTGGGCTCGCCATCGAGAGGTCGGTTGTATATCCGAATGACGTGGGTACGGGAGGAGCTGGCTTGCCAACCTCTGGGGCCCAGAAGCTATCTGACGCCGTAGTTATCTGGGGTGGCGACGACCTCGATGGCGAACTTCCGGCGCTCCGGGAGGGCGACTAAATGAGCCAGGCCCTCACAATCTCCAATGCCCAGGTCATCCTCCTGGTGAATGCAGTCCCTTACGGGCGCGTCACTGCGATCGATTGGGACATAATGACGCCAATCGACGAGCTTCGGGGCGTGGACTCGCCGCAGCCGTACGAGCTAGCCAACTCCACCACGTCCGTGGGCGGGACGCTATATGTACTTCGGACGCTCAACGACGGCGGAGCCGAGGGCGCTGGGCTAACGGCACCCTTGATCGATGTTGGGAAAACCAGATATGTCTCCCTGGTCCTCCTGGAGCGTCGGTCCAATCGGGTGCTGTTCCAGTCGCAGCGCTGCGCGATCTCAGGCCAGTCCTGGAGTGTGCCAGAGCGCGGGATCGTTAAGGGTAGCGTCACGTTTGTGTCGATTGACGCCGTTAACGAAGCGACCTCTTAAGCCGCCGCAATCATACAGGCTACAGTGGCAGTCAAACGACAGAACAACCTCCTGGCTCAGCAAAGAGTTGACGTCTCAGCACTGCGCGCCATCGAAAGCGCAGCCGCGGCCGACTTCGACCTCCTGGCCGGCACGATTATGGCCAACCGCATCCCGGCTATCGTGGCGGGTTTTAACCTAATCTCGACAGGGGTTACGCAGCCGAGCGCCCTCCAGATCCAGGTAGCTGGCGGCGTACTCCTGCACTACTATGCTACGGACGCCGGTACCATCTTTCAGGTCGATGCGTCACGCCCCAATGAGGTGCTGTCAAGCACGAACACCAGGATCCAGGGTTCGTTCCTTCCCAGCCAAACTAACTTCGTTGGGATTGATTTCTCTCGCTCGGCCGATCCCGCGACGACTGATGCCGTACAGTTTTTTGACCCGAACGCCCTCTCCGAGGTCACCAAGACGGTCCCGCTCGCCCGCACGATCGACTACACGATCATCGTCTCGGCTTCCGACTTCGACTCCAACAGCGGCGTCTGCCCGCTCGCGAAGGTCACTCTCGACGCCAACAGCGCCATCACGTCTGTGCAGGACGCCCGGAACATCCTTTGGCGCCTGGGCACCGGCGGCTCGACTCCCAACACCAAGAACACGTACTCGTGGCCGACCGGCCGAAACGAGACCACTTCCACAGATCCGTTCCTCGGGGGCGATAAGGCCATCGGGAGCATGAAGTCGTGGATGGACGCGATGATGACTCGCGTCTGGGAGCTGGGCGGCGGCGAATATTGGTACAGCCCGACCGCGGACCACAATGTTGTGATGGCCCGGACCGGAAGTTCGTTCACCTCAAGCGGGGAACACTTCGAGTGGGTCGCAAGTAACTTGCACTGGCAGGGCTTGACCATCACGTTCGCCAATAGCACGGGCGGCTACAACCAGATCGCCGACCAGACCACCAACTCCGCCGGACTGACGGACCTAGCGGACGGCGAGTGCATCTACGTCGATCTGGATCGAACACAGTCTCGGTCCGGCGGAACATCACTGAATGCAGCCAAAACGACGCTGTCATTGCTCGGGACGCCAGCGGTGCCGGGCAGCCGATGGGTTCTGGCTTGGCGCTACGGCTCCAGCATCTTTGTCCGCGACCAGTCCTATGCGGTAGGGTCCAGCTTCAAGCTCGCCACGGACAGCAGCTCCGGCACCATCAAGCTGTCGGCGCTCAGCTCCAGCCTCGACAACGGCAGCGATCCCCGGGTCGTGGCCGTTGACCTGGAAGGCCTCGCGTACGCCACCGGTATCTCGCGCGGCGGCGGCAGCAGCGGGAACGGCATTCTTTTCGGTGGCCTGGGCGCTGGTCAGCTCCTGATCGGCGGTGGTCTCAACGACACCAGCATCATGATCCGCAACGGAAGCAGTGGCGCTGCCACGCTCCGTTCGGACAACGCGCTTCTCACACTGCTCGCCAATAACGGCGACCTGCTGATCCAGGCCGGCGGTAGCGGAGGCGGCAACCTCCAGATCCAATCCAGCAGCGGGCCGGTGTCGATCACGGCGCCTGGGACCAATGGGCTCTCGCTGAACTCGGCCGCACTCATCGTCAACGCCAGCAGCGTAGCGGGGTTCAACTCCGCCACAACGCTGACGTTCGCCCAGAACTGGAACAAGGTCTTCGTCAGTGGCACTGGATCGTTCTCGTTCATCACGATCGCGCCGTGGCAGATCGGCTCCACGCTGTACTTGCGCGTCGCCGCGGGTGTCGTTGTCCACCACAATGCCAGCTCGCCCCCGGCCGGCACGGCCTCGATCCTGCTCCAGGCCGGCGCCAACGTTACCACCGTCAGCGCCAACAGCTTGCTGGTCCTCCATTACGACGGCACCAACTGGGTCCAGGGAGGCCTGTCTTAATAGCTCCCGTTCGCTATAGGTGGTCATGAGCTACCGCCCAGGGTCCTACGGCCTGGAACGCCTCGGTATCACCTCAGGCCCTCCGACGATCACCTGCGACGGCGGTTGCGGCACCACGTTCGAGGTCAAGGGGCGGGGGGATGGGGAGCGTGCCGCCGGCTTGGTTTCTCAACGGGAAGGCGCCCCCAAAGTGGGGCGGCGTGGCCCGGAGGCCTGACGGGATCAGGTTCGACTGGTGCCCACGGTGCCGGCTCGAATCGCGCGGGAAGCAGCACACGAGCTAGTTCCGTCGAGGTTCGAAGCCGCAATCATTGGGACATGCCCGAAGCAGCTGATCTGGCCTCGCGCAGCGACGCAGGTTTGCCATCGCCCGAGAGCGGGAAGGTGTGCTCCAAGTGCGATACCAGAATGCCGTTGAGCGCATTTTCAAGGAATCGGACCAGAAAGGACGGCCTCTGTAACTGGTGTAAGCCGTGTTGCAACGCCTACGCGAAAAGGGACAGGCAGATCGGCTCATCGAGAACATGGGGTATACTCCTGGTTCGCCAGTGGCTCTCCAATCTAGCGGCGTCATCACGGCGACTCGCAATTGGGTTGGAGTCATAGTTGCGTCTGGGTCTAATCTCAAGTTCATTACCGTCAGTCCATGGGCGATCGGGTCCAAGGTTTACTTGAGCCTCAATATCGGCATCACGATTACCAACAACGCCTCTAGTCCGCCGGCCGGCACCGCTTCCATCTTGCTGGCGACTGCTAGCGGGAGCAAGGGCCCGACTACTAACGGTAACAGCCTCCTTATTCTCTACTACGACGGCACGAACTGGAGAGAAGAAGGCGTCTTCTAAGCGGGTCTCGCAATCATTGGGGTATGACACTTCAGGACCAGATTATCATCGAAGCCCGCAAGTTCCTCAACGTAGTCGAGCAACCGCCGGGCTCCAACAGCAACTGGGGCGGCCCCATCGTCGACTGGCTTGCATTCGTCGGTATTGACTATCCGGCCAGCTACTGCGCAGCCTTCGCCAGTTCCATGGTCCACAATGCCCGCGTGGCCCTGGGCGTTTCCGTCAGCTTCAATAAGAGCGCGTCGGCCCTGCACCTGCTGTCCCTCAACGCCGACCTCAAGACGACCGACCCCCAGCCCGGCGACCTGGTGATTTTTGATCATGGAGGAGGTCTCGGACACGTGGCGATCGTCACCGGTCCCAACACCACGATCGCTGGCAATACTTCGCCCGACGGGACTAGCCGGAATGGAACCGGGGTGTTTGAGCATTCGTACGATCCCCAGAACCCCGAGATCGCTGGCTACATTCGGGTTAGCTAGTAGGCGTTCGCTATAGGTAGATCTGTAACAGCTTCACGCCCTTGAATGGGACATAGGAGTCAAATGAGCAACATCATCGAGTCTGTCGAAGGGGCCATCAAAGCGGCAGAGACCGCCGTCGTGACCGAGGCCAAGAAGGTCGAAACCGTCATCGTTACCGACGCCAAGGCCGTCGTGACCGAGGCCGAGAAGATTGCCGCCAAGGGCTGCAAGTTCGCTTGCACCGCCTGCGATAAGCTAGACGCCGACGCCAAGGCGGAGGCCGAGAAGATCGCCGCCGACGCGAAAGTCATCGCCGACAAGGCGATTGCGGATGCCAGGGCCGCCGTCAGCGACGTTGAGGCGAAGGTCACGGCCCTGAAGGACGAGGCTGAAAAGACTGCCGCCGTCAAGGAGTTGGAAGGCCTCGTCGAGAAACTGAAGAGCCCCGCAGTTGTCGCAGTTGTCGACTCCACCGCTGCCATGGCCGCCCGGGCCACCCAGGCCGCTGCCGTGGCCGCCGCCAAGGAATTGGAGGCTCAGGTCAAGGAAGACGCGGACGCTGCCTCCGGGTGGATCGCGCGCACCTGGCACCGCATCTGGTCCTGGATCTAAGGGGCGTTCGCTATAGAGAGAGGTGGACATCTGCCTCACTCAGGGCCAAGTAACCTTCATCGATGACAAACACGCCGATTTGGCGGCATTCAATTGGCACGCACGCTGGGATCGAAAGACCTTCTATGCCAATCGCAGCGTCCGCAAGCCTGATGGCACAAGAACGACTGTAGCCCTCCATCGGGTCATCGCCGAACGCATGGGCATCGTCGGCCCTCCCGATCATATCGACCGGGATGGCTTGAACAATCTCGAAAGCAACCTGAGGCCGGATCCGAACGGCCGGAACAACGCCAACCAAGACATTCGGGTCGATAACACCAGCGGATTCAAGGGCGTTAGTTGGAACAAGGCCCGCGGCAAGTGGGTGGCTCAGATCGGGATCGCCGGCAAGAAGCGACACCTCGGACTCTTCGACGATCCGATCGAGGCCGCGAAAGCCTACGATAAGGCTGCCTTTGCAGCCTTCGGTGAGTTCGCCTTTCTCAACTTCCCGGCCAGCGACAATCATATCTCTGTCGACCCACCTTCGGACCGCGACGTCAACTCCATCATCGAGGAATAGTTATGGCAGGCATTCCGATCTTCAAGTCCTCTATGGCCGTCAGCGCGGCCACCAACGAGGGCGTGCTCACGGTAGCTGACACCAGCTCCCTGTTTCCTGGCACGACCGCCTGGCTGACCCTGAACAGCGCGGCGTCGTCGGTTCACGTCAAACTGCTCCGTTGTCCGACCGTGACCACGGTCGTGGTGGGGAACGCCGACCCGGTGGTAGGCAAGAACGGGTTCTCGTCGCAGGCCAATAACCCGATCGACGTCAGTGCCTATAATGGCTCGGCCACGCTCTGCATCGAGACGCAGGTCGCCCTCGTCGACCCCGCTTACACCCGCCGTCTAGGCGTCTAAGCTACCCCTCATCGGCAGAGAGCCTCGGGCGGTGCCCGGGGAGTGTCATCTCTTGAATCGGTGGCTCTCCGTGACCTCATCCTGGATCTCATTCGGAGCGCTCTCGTCATCCACGATCTCCATCTGGATCGGCGACTCATCCATACCGCCGACCTGACAAACGAACGTGTAAAGCTCCTGTAGGAGACGGAGGTCCGACGCGGTGCGGTACCAGCGCCCCGCCTTGAGGTCGTCTACCTTGGCCTCATGCCCCCTGCTACGTAGGCGCCCGATCAACGCCTCCATATCAGCGGCCAGGTCTGACGCTTCGCCGTGCAAGATCCCCAGTCTGGACGCTATCAAGCCCTCGATCTTTAGCTTCACGGCTTCTAGTGGGGTACTCCTAGGGGCCACTTCACGTTGCGTTTCGGGCATATCAACAGTGTAGCAGGCCGGAAGCTTCATGCCATTGCAAAAGTCGTACCCAGCTCAGCCACGGAGTGGAACGCGCACGCGAGATGGCCGTCCGTCCGTCCCATTCAAGGGCGAGAAGTTACGAGTCTCAGGCACTACGCCCCTGAGCGGGCTCATCTACCGACCATCTCCAACGCCACCGACAACAAGATCACTTACGAGAACTGCGTCTGTTTCGTGACGTTCGTCCCCACACAACCCTCCGGGACGATGTCCGAGGCCACGTTCGCGCTGGCGCGCCGGACAGTGCATTCATAAATGCACACTGCCCCGTCACCGTCGACAGCGCCAAAAACGAGCGTGTCGCCTCCGACCGACACCGTGTTTGTTCCTGGCTCCTGGCCGCTGAGGGCCTGAACTATGTCTTTGATGAGAAGCTCGTTGTCCGCGGCCGTGTTGATTGCCTCGGGCAGCCACCACTGCATTTCGATCGTTTTCATGTTACTTGCTCCCCGTGCTGCCGAAGCGGCCGTCGCCGCGTTTGGTGTCAGTTAGCTCGTTGGCCTCGATGTAGGTGATCTTGGGGATCGGCGCCACCACGAGCTGGGCGATACGGTCGCCGGTCTCGACGACGAACGGCTCCACGCCGTGGTTGATGATGATGGCGCCGATCTCGCCGCGGTAGTCGCTGTCGATCGTGCCAGGGCTGTTGACGATGGAGATCCCGAACTTCGCCGCGAGCCCCGATCGCGGGCGGACCTGCGCCTCGTAGCCCGGCGGTACCTCGATGGCGATGCCGCAGCCGATGACCTTGTGCTCGCCCGGGTAGATGCGGACGAACGGGCCCCTGTCGCTCTGGCTTCCGTCCTCGTTCATACTCCGCATGTACAGCTCGTTGCCGTCGCGGGGGATGTAGGCGTGGAGGTCGGCTCCGGCCGCGCCCCCCGTCGAGAAGACGGGCAGCTTGGCGTCGTTGTGCAGCTTCTTGACCTTGATGGTGAGATTCTCGTACATGATCGGTCTATAGCGAACGCCTACTGGCCCAGTTTTCCGAAGGTACAGACGCTGTTGAGGCCTACCGCCAGGCCCCAGTAGAGGGCATTCCAGGCGCTGCCCGCGAAGCCCCAGCGGATAGCAGCGCACGCCTGTAGCGCGATGATGATCACAGGAAAGAGCCGAGGAGACTTGAGAAGGTCGACGATCACGGGCTCGGCTCGCCGGGGCCGACACGCAACGGCAGGGTGAGTTCGCGACGGGTCACAGCTCCGCTACCTTAAGCCGCATCATCTCCCGCTGGCGCTCCTCCTCCTTCTGCTGAAGCTCGTCAGCTTCTTGATGGAGGAGACGCTTGAGGGCGGCGGCGTCCAGCCAGCATTCATCGCTGGAGATCTGGAACAGGTAATCCGCCCACTTGCGGATTTTGGACGGGTCCTCTTCTGGGGGAGGGGTGAACATGGCTACTCGTACTTCTTGAACTCGGTGCGGCTGCGCTGCATCCTGGAATTTAGCCAGTCCTTGACCAGCACCCCGCTCGGAAGCCGGGCGCCCCAGGCGGGGATCGCGAAATACACGATGGAATGCTGTGGGGTCTCGCTCGGGAGCACCGAGTGCGGCGTCGCCTCTCCGAGCCCGATCTCCGTGCCCAGCTCGCCCATGTGGGCCTGCAGGTTGTAGTGCCGGATGTAGCGAAGCGTCTGGTTGCCAAGGTCCTTCGAGACGAAGCGGTCGGCTTGATCGCGGTAAAGCATCAAAGTGAACAAGTCGAAATCGCAGTGCTCGTTGCTGATGGCGCCGGGCGGATACTCCAGGACGCGGAGGCTGCTGACCTCAAGCTGAGGATAGAACTCGGACGGCATATGGATGGCGCGCGCAATTTCGGTCGCCGTGCCGTGGGCCTTCAGCAGGAACGGCATCAGGTCGACGCGCTGCTGGGCGGTCGTGAAGTACTTTGTTGCAACGTGCGCGTACCGCTTCTCGGCGTCGACCTTGCCGTCGCCTCCTGGGATCTCTAGGACCGTGGGCTTGTACCCCGAGTAGTCGTCGCGGAACACCAGCCCGTGAAGCTCCTTGTAGTCATTCTCCGTGAACATTTAGCCCTCCTTGCTCAGCAGTGATTTTGCGGCTTCCCGAGCCGTGTCGACCCAGTCAGCAGGAAGCGGTGAAGCCGTATCTAGGAAAAGTTGCTCGGTCTCCGAGCACCAGGCCGCCGAATACGTCCGGCCGCCCGGGATCGTGACATGGATGTGGCGCCCCTCGAAGAGGATGGTCGGGCTACCTAGGCGGATATAGCAAACGTCTTCGAGTTGTTCGACATCTGCATCTTCGAGTTCGACCACCGCGTTCGCATTCGCGCGCTCATGCTCCCAACGCGCCTTCTCGTCGGCCAGGATCTCTTTGAGGGCTTCGTTGTCGGCCTCGGTCGCGGCGCGGATGATCTCGGTCGCCATGACCTTGACGGTGTTGATTCTGCCGCCGGTGACGTACTCGTAGACCTTGCCCGCCTCCTCCATCAGGAGCGAAAAGTCAGCCAACTCGGTCATCAGCTTGACCTTGTCGATGCGACCGTTCGTGGTGACGAAATCCTTCCAGAGCGTCTCCCACTGGTGCTTCGCGTAGGAGACGGGTTCCGCCGTGGCCTTCTTGTCGGCCTTTTTTGACTTAGTTGCCATCGAGATCCTCCAGTGCCGCGATCACGGCCTCCTCCATCGCGCCGGGCTGCGTCGTGTAATATTTTGCAGTCTTGGCGGTGTGGATCTCCGCTCCGGGAACTGCCCCCATCCAGTCCCCGTCAAAACTGACCGTGACGGTCACCTTGCCGTCCTTCCCGATTAGGTCTTCAAAACATGAATCCACGGCCTTGCGGCACTGAGGACGGTTCGTAACTAAGTCCGTGATCGACTCTCTGAGGTGATCTACGTCCGACGCGCACGTGTCGACGATGATCTGTCCGCCGTGGTTGCGCCGAACCCTGCCGAGAAAGGTGAACGTCTTTTCCATGATCAGCCTATAGCGAACGCCATTATTGCGCCGACTCGCCCTCGCCCCGGATTATCCATCTCTCCCCATCGTGCTTGATGGTGTAGATGGGCGTCGAGACGGGGCCGCAGGCCAGGAGGCTGGGCATGGCCAAAACCTCCCGCAAGAACATCACGAACCGACCGCTGATGTCTGTCACCGATGGCCCCGAGGGGATGTCGGTGATGACCAGGAAGTGCCGTTTCAATGGGGTGATGTGGTCCCCTATGTCAACGGACCGCAACGTGCGGGTCACTCGCCTTCTCCGTCCTCGTCGTCGATCTCGGAGAGGAATTCGCTCTCTTCCTCCTCTAGCTCAGAGCCCGAGCAGAGCCTTTCAGCGATCTCTTCCGCCAGTTGATCCATCTCCGCATCAACGAGGCAGGCTTCGAGGGTCTGGAGGCCGTCCAGGACTACGTTTCGGACCCGGGAGTAGCGAGGCGCGAAGTCGTCCCCAAGCTTCTCCGCGATCCCTTCGGAACATCGTTCGACGTCCACCCCTTCCGGGCAGCTCGACTCCAGCTCAAAGGTGACGATTCCCTTTACGGTATCTTTATCCATTCCCAACCTATAGCGAACGTCGGACGGCATTCATCCCCGGGCGGTGCCCGGGGCTCTCTGCTGCAGATCTCGTAGCGACGAATAAACCGCAGCCACTGGAGCGCCGCTGCCTTCAAGTCCTGGGATTTCATTGAGACTACTGCGGACTCTCTTGTGTGCCGGCGACTGCGGCACAGGGTCCATCGACGTGCGGCCCCCTGGTGCACAGCCAGCCAGGTGGCGGGCGGTTGCAAATATCGATCGACGAGTACCTCCGGCCGCTGTAGATCTCCCATAGCGAACTCGTCATCGGCTCATCGAGGCCGAACTCATGCGCGGCGGCCCCTCCCCAGAGATCAAGAAGCTCCCGAGCAGTTGTTTCGGATATTTCAGAGTCCCGCTCGACCTCGACCTCTAGGAACCGTCGCGTTTCATTAGTATCGGCCCGCTCGACCTCGTACAGCGACACACAGATTGTGGCCTCTCCGTGTTTGTACCAAAAAACGTGGGAGAAATGCTTGAGGAGGGTGAATTCAAGCGCCCACCCAGTCGCCCCCAGGAATTCCGTAACGTCTCTCAGCGACACCTCCGCCGCGAACTGCAGGTTGATTTCCTGCCGGTCGACGATGCTGTCAGCGCTCTTCCTTCTCTTGACGGTCAATTCCCCGCCAGGCAGAGGCCAGGCCCGGTGGCGAACTGCCGCGTCGCCATTGCGATAGTAGCTGTCCGGGTATGCCCTGCTCTTGTAACCGACCGGATCCAGGCCGATGCACCAGGTTCGGAACCAGTCGACCGATACCTCCTCGGCCGAGAACTTGAACTCCAGCTCAGAGTGCTTGTCGATCACGTCGAGGCCTCTTCGTCTTCGGTGACCTCTTCGACGCCTTCAGTGCCCTGCTCTACGGCCTCGGTCAGCGCCGCGTCGAACATGCGATGGACCGGTGTGGTGCCGTCCTCTTCCTCTCGGTTTAGCTCGTAGACCACATCGGAGGCGAAGGCATTGGAGTCAGTGACCTTGAATTCTGGCCCCAAAGGCGTCCCGTCGAAGATTAGGGGCAGAAACGGGATCACGAACCTGATGACGATCTCGTCGCCCTCGATGGTCGCGTGCCCGGATACGCGCTGGCCTCCCATTTAAAACTCCAGCCGCAACGAGACGCCTGCGTCCAATCGAGTCGACACCCAGGCACCTAGGAATATGGGCCCAATGAAACGGTGCTCGATGCCTAGATTGGCCATCAAATGGGGTGCCATAGGTAGGGCCTTGGAGAGGAGATTGTAGGAGCTGCTGTTGTTGCCGAGTGCGTCCCCGAACTCGAAGCCGGGCTGGAGAGTGAGGGACCACTGGGGCTTGCCGAAGGTGGTGACTGTCTTCTTGTCTTCCGTCTGGGCGATCGTTGTAGTGGAGGCGGTGTTGGTCTGGGCGGCGGTGGTTGCGTTGGCGTCGAGGTCCGTCTCCGCCTTGGACTTATCATCCGTGGTGACGGTGACGACCTTGGTCCCATCCGCCTTGGTGGCAACGACCTCGACCCGATGCACGTCCTTCTGCGTGTCCCGCACCTTCACGATCTGGATCTGGGTTTTTTCGACAGTTTTCGTAACGACGACTTGTCGTTCAACGGTCACGACTTTCTCAGTGACCACTACCTTAGCGGGCTGCGCATAGCGCCCAAAAGCATACCCTCCGACGACGAGGGTGAGTACAATGGCGATTTTGGACATTTTTGATTGAGCGGTGGTCACGTTGAACTCCTTACAAACTGGAAGCTGGTTGAGACGATCGTTTCGGTAATGGGATCGATTTTGAAGTTCTGAAAAGCGTCGGGGCCGTACATTTTTCTGGCTGCCCGATCGTACGAAAGAGCGGCGGCCACAGCGGTCGGGTAACATCCCAAGTGATACTGTGAAATGTTGCGACGTATGCGAGCCACCCAGTATCCCCTCTGTCGGTGCCAGGTGACGCCCCGAAGCCCTAGCGAGCTACGCGCCCCGTGCTCGCCCCTCTGTACGGCCCCGACGCTTT